AACAAAGCTGTTGTAACCGCTGTTAACAATGCAGGTGGAGGAGCTGGACAGTTTACTGTTGGGTTCTACGAAGCAGGCGGATTAATTACTGCTGGTACTGGAGTTGGAAATTCTGATGTTACTATATTTGTTTATGGATCGGAATTTAGAAAAGGAACTGCTGGAATGGTAGGATCTCTTGAAGCTAACGACTTTATCTTTTCAAACAAGCCAATTATCTTGAAAGATACTTATACTGTATCTGGATCTGACATGGCTCAAATTGGATGGGTTGAAGTTACAACTGAGAACGGTGCAAACGGATACCTTTGGTATTTGAAATCTGAGCATGAAACAAGACTACGTTTTGACGACTACTTAGAGACTGCAATGATTGAAGCTGTACCCGCTGAACTTAATGGTGGAGCTGCTGCTGCGCTAGGTAATGGAGCTGCTGCAGGAGCACAAGGAGCTGGATCAGATGGAATTTTCTATTCTGTGGCTCAAAGAGGTAACATCTGGAACGGTGGTAACCCAACAACTTTAGCAGATTTTGATTCAATTATTTCTCGTTTAGATAAGCAAGGAGCGATTGAAGAAAATGTTATATTCCTAGACCGTCAATTTGGATTTGACATTGATGATATGTTAGCTGCACAAAACTCTTACGGAGCAGGTGGAACTTCATATGGTCTATTTGACAATGACGAAGAGATGGCGCTAAACTTAGGTTTCTCAGGATTTAGAAGAGGTTATGACTTCTACAAAACTGACTGGAAATACCTTAACGACCCTACTATGAGAGGTGGTCTTCCAACTGGAGCAAACTCAGGACGTGTAAACGGACTACTTGTACCCGCTGGATCAACTAGTGTTTATGACCAAATTCTTGGTAAAAATGCTAAACGTCCTTTCTTACATGTTCGTTATAGAGCTTCTGAAACAGAGGATAGACGTTACAAAACTTGGATTACTGGATCTGCCGGTGGCGCTGCTACTAGTGACATAGATAATATGCAAGTTAATTTCTTGTCTGAAAGAGCTGTATGTACTTTAGGTGCAAACAACTTCTTCTTATTTCAAGAATAGTAGAGTACTTTTTAATGGGGGTGTCAAAGCCCCCATTATATTATAAATTTTAAATTAAATCTAAATTATATTAAATGAAAAAGAATACAGTTTTTGTAGACAAACAATACAAACTAACAAGAGATACACCGCCCTTATCTTTAATACTAGCATCTAGGCATACGCAAAGATTTCCTTTATTACATTGGGACGAAGCGACTGGAACTAATCGACCACTTAGATACGCTAGAAATCAAAAAACTCCATTTCAAGATGAACAAGACAACTCTGCTATTTTAGAGCCTGTTGTTTTTGAAAATGGATTCTTAAGTGTTCCTAAAAACAATCAAGTATTACAACAGTTTTTATCTTTACATCCTGGCAACGGACAATTGTTTGTTCAAGTTGACAAGGCTAAGGAAGCTGCTGAAGTTGTAGAGGATTTAAATATGGAGGTAGATGCTTTAATTGAAGCTAGACAATTAACTTTAGAGCAAGTAGAAAACGTATCTAGAGTTATATTTAATACCGACATAACAAAAGTTAGCACTGCTGAGTTAAGGCGAGATATTTTAATATTTGCCAAGACAGATCCTAAAGGGTTTTTACAATTGTTAAAAGATCCAATGCTGAAGCTTAACGCTACGGTTCAATCTTTCTTTGATAAAAACATTTTAACTTTAAGAAATGATAAAAAAGAAGTGTGGTTTAATACACCTTCTAATAAAAAGAAAATGCTTAACGTCCCTTATGGAGAAGAGTTTCTTCACATGGCCGTATCTTTCTTTCAGTCTGATAACGGAGTTGAATCTTTTAAACATTTAAAAGAATTAGCAAAAAATTCATAAAAGCCTTGAGTAGTTAAAAACATTGCCTATATTTGCATATGTTTTCATAGTTTGTTGATTAAGGTGCTCGCAATAGTGAGTGCCTTTTTTTTGTACCTTTGTTTTTTATTAACATCTAAAATTTATAACTGATGGACAAATTTTTTAAAGTAAGTACCGCTGGAAATGGTACTTTAGCCATCCCAGCTTCTGATATAATCTGGGTTAATACACAAGGCGGTGGATATACCGCGACTGACTTATTCTTAGCAAACAACAGTACGTTTGATGTAGTTACAGTAACACATGCGGCAGATACGTCAGCAATAAAGATGGTAACATACCTGCAAAATAAATTAATAGAAGTAGCTCAAGGCAAGTGGTCTGAATCTGTTTTAGATATAACTGACGACTCTCCTTTAGTAATCTCTAACGTAACCATCTCTTAAATATAGAAATAATGATAAAATATTTTCAACTTTTTACTTTTGCTAATACGGCAACTGTATTACTTAATGCTAACTCAATAAAAAGCATTATACAAACTGCTGCGACAACAACGGTTCTTAAATACAACTCAGCTGCTGATGCTGATCAAGTAACTATAACTCACGCATCTGATGCCTCTGGTGTAGCGGTTCAAAATTTTCTAATCGCCCACCTTGAAGACTTGATGTCTAGCACCTATACAAATGCAGCTCCAGTTATAACTCTTCCTTTTGCATACGCTTCTATAGGTGTTTCATAAAGAGGATTAATCACTTTTTACAAGAGGAGGTCAAAATAATTGACCTCTTTTTTTTTGCTTATCTTTGTACAAAATAAGTAGTAATGATAAACTCTGTACGTAATACAGTTTTAGCGATTATAAACAAAAATAACTACGGCTATATATCCCCTTCAGATTTTAACTTGTTCGCAAAGCAAGCTCAGTTAGATTTGTTTGATGAATATTTTGTTCAATATAATCAACAAATAAACGAAGAAAATTCTAGGGTATCCGGAACAGGATATGCGGACATTAAGAAAGGATACGAAGAAGTTATTGATTACTTTTCTAAATTTGCTACACTAACACCAAACACAGTAAATGTGTATACTTTGCCAAGTGACTACTATTTAATAAATCAAATATCTTGCTTTACAGGTGGACAACTTCAGGGAGAAGCTGAAAAGGTAAGTTCTAGTAAAATAAATTTATTAAACAAATCTTTACTTACATCACCTTCTAGTCTTTATCCAGCCTATACTCAATCTGGAAATTCAATAACTGTATATCCAAATACTTTTGCTGGCGCACAAGATGTTAAGGCAACATATATTAGATATCCTTTAGATCCTAAATGGACTTTTACAACCATATCTAATGGAAGCCCTATTTTTGATCAAAGTCAGTCTGATTATCAAGACTTTGAATTGCCTTTAGACGACTCAAATGATTTGGTAGCAAAAATATTACAATACGCTGGAATATCAATTAGAGAGGCAGACGTATTTAAGTTTGGGCAGATTGAAGAACAGTCTCAAAATCAACAACAATAGCTATGGCATATATAAATCAAAAAAAGTATTATACCAACGACGGCAACAACCCTACTGACTCTAACTGGGGTTCGTACCAGTACGTTAGCTTAGACGATATAGTCACAAATTTCTTGTTGATGTACGATGGAAACCATTCCTTAGTTAATAACGAGAATAGATATAAAATATTGTTTCACGCAAAGCGTGGAATTCAAGAATTAAATTACGACGCATTTAAAGAAATAAAATCTTTAGAGCTTACAGTCTTTGATGATCTTAAATTTGTATTACCTTCTGACTATGTCAACTGGGTTAAGCTGTCGCTATTTAAAGACGGTGTAGTGAGAGATCTCACCGAAAACATACAAGTTCAGTCTGCAGTGTCTTATATTCAAACAGCGAGCTCTACGTTTACCTATGATAACGATGGTGTTACTGTTAAAGAAGAAACCTCTAGCATAGACACCAAGCGATTAGACGGAAGTTTGCAGAGTATATACTTAAATGACGTTGTTGATGAAAATATTGATCCAAACGTTAATAACTACGATTCAGATATTAACAACTCTAGGATCGGAGCTAGGTATGGTTTAAATACAGAAACAGCAAACATTAATCCTACGTTTACAATAGATAAAAAATCCGGAGTAATAAACTTTGATTCTACTATGGCAAACCAAAGCTGTATTCTGCAGTATATATCTGATGGTATGGAAAACGGGAATGATTCTTTAATTACTCTTAATAAAATGTTTGAAGAGTATATTTACGCTTACATAAGTTATGCTGTTTTAAATAGCAAGTTTGGAGTTCAAGAATATATTATAAATAGAGCTAGAAAAGATAAAGCAGCTTTATTAAGAAATGCAAAAATTAGATTAAGCAATATTCACCCAAGTAGACTCTTAATGAGCATGAGGGGGCAGAACAAGTGGATAAAATAAAATGGCAAAAACTCAAAGAAATTTTGTTAAAGGGCGGATGAACAAAAGCCTTGATGAAAGGCTTCTACCTAATGGTGAATATGAAGACGCATTAAATGTAAGGCTAGGCTCTACAGAAGACTCTGAGATTGGCACTGTTGAAAACTCAAAGGGAAACACTCAGCTTACAGCGTTAATTTATAAAGATGAAATTAGATTAAGCGCAGAAGCAAAGACCATAGGAGCTTATGAGGATGGCGCTAATGAGACTATATATTGGTTTGTTCATGACCCAGCTTTTACTTCAGGAGAAACTGGTAGATTAGATTTAATTGTTTCTTTTAACACTACAACCGGAAGAGCAACCTATCACGTTGTTAGTATAGATGACGGAAGTGGTATAGTTACAACTCTTAACTTCGATCCAAAATATTTAATAACAGGAGTAAATTTAGTTGGAGATTTATTATTTTTTACAGACAACTTGAATCCTCCTAGGTTTATAAATGTTAGAAGAAACTATCCAATTCCTGACGCTTCTAATGTAGATGGTTTTACAGCTGAAAGTATTTTGGTTATAAAGAAACCACCAATAGCTGCTCCAACAATAGCTCCTTTTATTCAAGATTCAGAGAATGATTTTTTAGAGGATAAATTTATTTGTTTTGCTTATCGCTATGAATATCAAAACGGACAGTTTTCTGCAGTATCTCAGTTTAGTGACCCAGCTTTTTTATCTAAAACTTTTTCTTTTAGTTACAATACTTTTCTTAACGAAGGGATGACTAATTCTGCAAATGCTGTTTCAATAACGTACAACACGGGAGGCCCTTTAGTTGTTGGGATTGAATTGTTATTTAAAGAAATGAATGATCCTACTATTAAAGTTATAGAAAGGATTAATAAAGAAGAGGTGGGGTTTCAAGATAATAATGATCAGGTATACGTCTTTGACAATCAAAAAATATTTACTGTACTTCCTGAATATGAAATACTAAGGCTTTACGATAACGTCCCTAGAAGCGCTAAGGCTCAGACCTTAATGGGAAACAGGCTTATATACGGGAACTACGTAGAGGGTTATGATTTAAAAGATAGACTTGGAGCTTCTTTAAATCTTTCTTTCCAAGCTGATTTAATAGGATCAGAGATAAATTTAAATGTTGTTCCTGATTTAGAAGCAGATGGGTTTTATAATTTTAGTGGCGTAAATCCTTTAACTATACCTGGATCTATATTTCGTATAGATTTGTCAGATTATAATAATAAAGAATCTTTAGTAAAAGGAGCTGGTGTTTCTTTTGAATTTCAGTTTGAGCACTCTACTTTTGATAGCGTTAGTTTTAACGCTCCTATTCCTGATGCTACAACTACACTTACTCAGATATCTTTTACCTACACATTGCCTCAAGATTTTACTTCAGTACATCAAATGGCAACTAGTAATGACTTTGTTGCAAGAATCGGTAGTTCTGCAACAATAAAAACTGTTGATTTAGCCTGCGACGGAACTACTCTTACAGATCAAATGAACTGTTTAATACCTACTAACTTAGGCTCTTATGTAAAAGTAGGCAGTGGTATAACAGAAACAGATCAACCTATTATGATTACTTCAGATCCAAACACTGGGGTAATAGGATTTCAACTTATAGCTATGGTTTTTAGAGACCCAACAGGTCCTAAGTTTATAAATGAATACTATACTATAGTAAGCGGAGGAGCTGCATATCAAAAAATAGCAAATGCATTTAGCCTTCACAGCAACAGGGGTTATGAAGTGGGGATGGTTTATATGGATGATTTTAACAGGTCTTCTACAGCTTTGGTTAGTCCTGAAAATACTATTCATATTCCTTGCGGAAATTCTCTTTTACAGAACTCGATACAAGTTACAATACCTGGTGCATCTCCCGCTCAGATAGCTCCTGATTGGGCTACAAGATATAAATTTGTTATTAAGCCAAGCAAGGGTACGTATGAAACTATTTATGCAAATGAATTCTATAATGATCCTATTGATAATTATGTTTTCTTTCTTTTAGAAGGAGAAAACGCTAATAAAGTTGAGTCAGGGGATAGATTGATTGTAAAAAGAGATTCTGCAGGACCAAGATCTAATTGCACTTATACTACAGTTTTAGAAAAAGAAGCTAAGGCTGCTAATTTTTTAACTATTGAAAACCCATTAAACCCTGGACAGGACCCTCAGGATAATATTCCTATTCAATCTGGGGTCTACATGAAGCTTAGTCCTAGTAACTTTATAGCTAACAACAATGAGACACCTGGAGGAGATATTTTTCAACCAGGGAAGCTTGTTGCAAGGGGTCAAAAAAATAACTCAAACCCAGGTTCATTTGCTTTAAATGCTTATCCTGTTAACATAATTAATCCCACAGGAAGTGGTGCTACTTCTTATGTAGATGTTACAGTTCCTGCAGGAAGTTCTTCTACAATGTCTATGAGGTTTGCAAGAAATAGAGCTAATTTCTGGGGCAGAGCTTGTGATGGTAGAGAATATATTTTAAACATTGAAAATAGAGCTCAGGGTGATTATGATGATTTTAAAGAGTATTGGGATGGAGAAAACTTATCTTCTTTACTTGACTCTGGTGTTTCTTCATTTTCGAATGTCCGACAAGAAGAATCTCCGTTTATTAATACATACATCTCTACGTTACTTACACAAGCTAGAGATCCTTTAAAATCTGATTTTCCGACAAATACTAGTAATAATATTTGGCAATTTTTTAGAAACAGCGCTACTAATCAGTTGTTTCTATGTATGGTTGGAGGACCAGGTTGTAGCGACGGAGACGGCAGTAGATTTCACGTAGAGGTAGATATTGTTGTAGATAGATCAGACGGAACTATTGTTTTTGAAACTATACCTACTGATGCTTTGCCAGATGTGTGGTATGAAAATGATTTATCTTTTCCTATTGACAATTTAGGTCAGCATACCGGTGACGTTCAAAATCAAATAATTAATTTTGAAAACACGGGAGCAACAGCAACTCAAGATGCAATAATAAACACAGGATTTTACGACTGTATTTCTTTTGGAAATGGCGTTGAGAGTTATAAGATGAGGGATTCTATTGACGGTAAAGCTTTAACTTACGGAAACAGGGTGACAAGCACATCGGCTCAATTATACAAAGAAGCTAATAGATTCGCAGATTTAACTTATAGCGGAATATTTAATGATGAATCTAATGTTAATAGATTAAATGAATTTAACTTAGGTTTATTAAACTTTAAACCACTAGAGGAGTCTTACGGTCCTATAGAAAAACTAGACAGCAGACGCACAGACATGCTAGTATTGCAAGAAGATAAAATATCTTATGTGCTAGTAGGGAAAGACCTTTTATCTGATGCTTCTGGGGGAGGAGCATTAACTTCTATTCCACAAGTTTTAGGAACTCAAATTGCTAGATCTGAAGAATATGGAATTAGCAACAACCCAGAAAGTTATACAAGATACGGAGTAGATAGGTTTTTTACAGACCAAAAAAGAGGAGCTGTGCTTCAACTTAGAGGTGGAAGCGCTCAAAGTGATCAGCTTAAAATTATTTCTCAATTCGGAATGAGGAGTTGGTTTAGAGACTTTTTTATTGACACTGTTTCAAATCAAAAATTAGGAGGTTTTGATCCTTACATGAATGAATATGTGTTGGCTTCAACGGGTCAAAGTTTAGCGCCTATAGAAATCCCTTGTTTAGCTGGAGGATCTGTTGAAAACATAACGATTACTCCAGGTGAAGAGATAACTTATTGTGTTGATGTGGGTCAAGACATTGGAATTGTTGATGTAGACTTTACAATTCCCCCAGGTAATTCTGGTAATGAATATACGATTGACGCTTTGTACAATGGATCTAGAGTGTCTAGTGGAAGACGCGCTTCTAGCGGCAGAATAAGTCTTTCTAAAAGTCAAACTGATCCATCTGAAGTTACTATAATAGCATCAACAACAGCAACAAGTCCTGATACGATACAAATTGAAGTAAGTGAGGCTCAACAAAAACCATTGAACCTATACAATGTAGCATTAACAAGTAGTGGAGAAGCTGGAGAGTTTATTCACAATCAATACGCTTGGACTAACGGAGCATTTAGTTCTCCTCTTCATTCAAATTTAGTTTCAATTGGAAACGATCCTACGAATCCTTCCGTATCTCAATATACAAAAGTAAGTGGTTTTCAGGGAGGCGGAATAGTTCCTAGTGAAGGAGCTACGGTTACCATGATAAGTAACAATATTGGATCAGATAATTTTGCTTTTAATCCTTCTAATAATAGTTTTAAATATCTTAGGACACCAGTTTTATATACAAACAGCGCTAAAGACGCTCTTGCTTTAAGAGCAGCGGCTAACTCCGCTACGCCTACAGTTGTTACTCCTGGAAACCCTAACAGATACTCTGCTGACTTTATAATGCCAGGTGGATCTGATAATGATAATCTTTATTTACTTTGGGATTACAGAAACGCTACTTCAGCTGTTCTTTGTCAAGAAGACACATTAAGAGATGCGTGTTGTGTTTGCGAAATTAATCCTAGTAAAAATTGTGGAGAAGGGGTGGCTTACTCTGGCGTTTCTCAATATCCTTCTACTACAATAATAAATTTAGGATCAGACATAGGAAGTGTTTCTTTACAATTTAATGCATCAGATTCTCCTGACAGATTTACAGTAGAGTTCGATGGAGCTGTTGTAATAGACACTGGATACAGAGGAAACACAAGTTATCAAGGTGAATTAAATAGTGCTTTAGCTGCTTTAGGTCAGCCATTAGCTAGAATAACTCCACCAGATAGTGGTGTGGTTTCGTTTACAAAGTCTAATGCATTTCCTACTGCAATATTAAAAGTTTATTCTCCTTTAAATCCTGCAGCTTGGACTGCTATAGTTAGTTGTGTTAGTGCAGTAACGCCTGTTCCTACGGCTACGCCGACTCCAACGCCCACAGCATTACCAATAACCCCTACACCGACGGCAGCTACGCCAACTCCTACAGCTACTCCTGCGGGACAAACTCCAACTCCAACTCCCGTACCAACAGCGACTCCTACGGTTACCCCAGCTACACCGACGCCGAGTCCTACAGCTGCTACTCCCGTACCGGCTACACCTACACCAACGGCGGTGCCCGTAACACCGACTCCAACCGGAACACCAATGCCTACTTTATATTATGTAGAGCGTAGTGCATCACCAGGAGTTTGTGGGGACTTTACGGGTGGTGTATACTGGTGGCCTGATCCATTAGGATATTTAACAGGTACATCAGAGGCTAATGATATAGCTCCTAGTGGAACTCAGATATATGCAGGTTCTAATTATCAAGTTTGGTCTGGTACAGCTGGAACTTATGCAGTACTTGAACCTAATACTGGTGCTGACTTTACTCAAGATATAAGTAGTACGGGAATTGTGGGTACTGATGATTCCTGTTTTTAAAACATAAAAAAACAGATTTAGCGGGGTTACAATAGATTCAGGAATTTGTTAACTTTGCAGTAATAAAAAATTAATGGGACGAGGAACTTTTTATTTTGATGCAGCTACTTTTGAGAATGCTGTTGCGGTTTTCACTAACAGTGGCTTAACTAATTGCGCTCCAGATGGATATTATTCTGACGGAACAAACGTTCGTCGTCAAGTAAATTGTGTTTTATTGGCTTTAGAAGCTTGTCCAGATTGTACAGCTGAAACACCCACACCAACAGCTACTCCGACACAAACACCTACTCCCACAGCTGCAACGCCTACCCCTACAGTAACTTTTGCAACACCCACCCCCACAGCTGCAACGCCAACTCCTACAGCTGCAACACCGAGTCCAGTACCTCCAACACCGACTCCTACGTCAGTGCCTTCAGGATTCTATTATGAGTTAGAGCCTTGCTTAACACCAGGTGGTGTAGTTGTAGACGCATGTTATATATACGAAACATCATCTCCACTAGCATATCAGCAATATTTAAATTCCAATAATGGTCTTTACTATTACTATAACATTGATACGTCTTCAGTTATTATAACTGTTCAAGCTGTAGCAGCTGGTAATAGATATTTTGTAGATGGTACACAGCAATCTAATATTAATTTAATACCAGGGGCAACTTATTTAATTGATCAAAGCAACGCTTCAAACGACGGTCATCCTCTTATATTAAGCACTACAACGCCATCGCAAACAGAATATTCTACAGGAGTAGTTTATTTATTAGATAATGTGGTTACTACATATGCAAATTACACAAACACAACTATTTTTAATGCCGCAACTACAAGGCAGTTAAGAGTAACGCTTGAACTAACAGCGCCTAGTTTATATTATGTATGTGCTATACATCAAAACATGGGTGCAGATATTTCGCGTAACGCTGGCTTAATAAGCGTTGATCAAGATTTAGTTTGCACTGGAAACATGGAATTAAACCCTGGTGTTATAAACTGTCCTCCAGTTTCTGAAACAACAAAATACAGTCTTCAGGATTGTGATACTTTGCTTAACAATTTCTACAGTGAAACTACTCAAAACTTTGTTGTCGGATCTAGAGTAAAAGACGACCTTACAAGCAATGTTTTTAACGTAACTGGTATAATTACAGACACTTCTGGACTTGGAAACGTGGGAAGTATAACTTGTTTGGATTCAAATAATTTAACGCCTGACGATATTGGATTTACTTTTTGCACAACTGGATGTCCTCCCGCTATAACAGCTACGCCTACGCCTACTGCTGTTACTCCTACTCCTACCGTAACTCCAACTGCGACAGTAACACCAACGCCCACAGGGACGCCTTTAACTCCGACACCCACTCCAACATCTTCGGCGGCAACTCCGACACCAACACCTACCGTAACTCCGACACCCACGCAAACAGGAACACCGACTCCTACTCCAACGGTAACGGCTGCTACACCAACCCCTACAGGAACTCCTACGGCTACCCCTACACCTACACCGACAAGCACACCTACGCAGACCCCTACAGGAACTCCTACAGCTACACCGACTGGTACACCAACACCTACCGCAACATCAGCCACACCTACACCGACAGTTACGGCCACGCCTACCCCAACGGGGACACCTACTGCTACACCTACGGTAACGCCTACGGTTTATGCTTTAAACCATGCTTTACCTCAATCATCTAAAGGTGCGTCTTGTGGAACAGTGTCAGATCAAGGGATACTATACACAACTAGAAATAGAGGAGTTGATATTGAAGTAGGGGATACAATATATGCTAATTCTTCACTTACTATAACTTTTAATGGAGGGAATAATTACTATGGAGTTGCTACATCAACAGGAAATGTTACGGAACAGGAAATAAGAATTCAGACAAATGGCTTAGTGGTAGAGTCAGAGTCTTGCGTGTTCCCAACGGCTACGCCGACATCTACTCCTACCCCGACAGTTACTCCTATAACACCTACACCTACCGCTACCCCTGCGCCTACCGCAACACCTACATTAACCCCCGCGACTCAGACACCTACGGCTACAGCTGTTAGACCAACGCCTGTTCCTACGGCTACTCCAACGGTAACAGCTGCTACGCCTGTACCAACAGCGACTCCAACACCTACCGCTACTCCTACGGTTACCCCAGTTACACCTACACCCACACCAACGGGGACACCGACCGCAACACCTACCGCAACCGCAACACCTACTGCAACACCAGTCACTCCTACTCCTACGGCTACACCTACCGCAACCGCAACGCCGACTGCAACACCAGTCACTCCTACTCCTACTGCAACTCCAACTGCAACGGCCACGCCTACTGCCACACCTACTGCTACCGCTACAGGGACTCCTACTCCGACTCCTGATGGACCAACACCAACACCGACTGCCACACCAACAGTTACCCCCGTAACACCAACACCAACTGCTACGCCTACGGCCACACCAACAGTTACCCCTGTAACACCAACACCGGTAACGCCTACTCCTGTAACGCCAACTGCAACAGCGACAGCTACTCCGACTGCAACTCCGACTGCTACGCCAACACAGACTCCTACACAAACACCAGCCACCCCAACTCCGACAGCTACGCCTACGGCTACGCCAACGCAGACTCCTACACAGACTCCAACGGCTACGCCTACGGCTACGCCAACACAAACGCCTGCTACGCCGACGCCTACTGCTACGCCTCCAACGCCTACGCCTCCAACTCCGACGCCTCCAACTCCGACGCCTGCTACTCCGACGCCGACGGCTACACCTACACAGACGCCTACACAGACGCCTACACAAACGCCTACACAAACGCCTACACAGACCCCAACCGCAACGCCGACGCCGACGCCTGGGCCTACCTTCCATTCCTTCTACGTGTCTTCTACATCT